GCCAGAGCCATCAGTAGTGCTGTTATAAGTAATTGTAAATGTACTCGCACTTGTAAGAAATGTAGGTAACAGTGGTGTTGCTGGCCATATACAAGCTGTTGTGTTATTAGGAACATCTAGTCTATATCCAAACTTATTCCATCCAGTTACACCTACTCGCTTACCACGTTTGACTTCATCTTGGAAGTCTGTCAATGAAGTATTAAGAACATGAACACCATAAGTGTCACTACCTGAAGAGGTAGGGTCTACGTCAGGTGTTGTGTACTTAGGGTGGTTACTATCACTCATATGATCTAATTCCGTTACCTTCTACTTCATGCTCTCTGGCAAAGCTGTCCCCTTGGAACAGGTGTAACACTGGAGCAGAGAGTACTTGGTGAGCCGTAGCGTTGCACTTATGGCACTTAGCTGGCTTGTCGTGATTAGCCATGCTTCTAAACTCTGTATGAGTGTGTCCCTTAGGGCATTCGTAGTTATATGTGGGCATTTAAGCTATCAAGTCCATGTGAGTTATAGTATCATCATCTAAATGAAAGTGTTTACAACCATCAAATCTCATGTCTTCCTTAGTGATCTCAAGGAGTCTGGGTAAGTCTTGAAACTTACTTAGTATCTCTTCCTCTGACCTTAACTCCTCTAAGTGATCCCATGCTCCTGTATAATCAGCTATGATCACTGGTAATTCTAATGTGTTCTTTTGTGCTATCCAGAGTCTTGAGGTTCCGTATCTTGAGAATGTTCCCTCGTCTAGTGCTTGGCAGAATATTGGGTTCTTAAACCCGTCCTTTAGAATGGACTCCTCTAGTCTGCTGTAGTAATCGTACTTACCCTCTATCTTATTATACCATACTTTGTCTGGTTTGACAAGTCTTGATCCGTAATCACCTATAGGATCACCGTAGTTAGGATTCTCGACTAATACACGGGAAGAGATGGCTCCCGAAGGAACCACCCCATACCGTATACTGTAGTCTAACTTAGGTAGACGGAACAACGAAGGCTACACCAGCGTCATTACGTAACTCAGCTACACCGTAGATGGTGTCTGAAGTGAACAAGTCACCTAAGTACTCTTGCTTGTACTGAGTCTGTGACCGAACACCCAGTTGCTCAGCATGGACAATAGCGTCCTTGTGGAGCATAAGGCCGACACGGTGAGTCGTGGAAGTATCAGCAGCAGTCTCTATTGGGCAATTAGACGATACGAATACGTCCATGCCATAGATACTACCAATCTTACCAGTCTTGATCGCAGAACCATCACCAATGAACTGTTGCTCAGTGAAGCGGTTGATACCAAGCATGTCATTCGCAGCGATTGGTGGGATCACCATGCAACGATTGTCCATAGGCACATCAGCGTTATCAAGAAGCAGGATCATCTTACGAATACCCGCATCAGCGATGTCTGCTGAGTTACCTGTGTTGGTATTGGCCGTTGGGTCATAAGCAGTAACACCGTCACTACCGATAACAGCAGATACCCATGTGTTAGCACCAGCAGTACCACCCTGGAGGGACTCAGACTGAACGAACAGATCAGAGTCTACCTGAGTAGCAAGTGCATAACCAGCATCGTCAGTGTAGAAGCGACGAAGAGAGGACAGAGCCTGTACTTCAGCCAAGTCTTCAATGACTACTGAGTATTCATAGTGCTTATCAATAGACACATTGACAACACCATGAGTGTCACCATTGAGTACTACTTGAGTGTTGGCTGCTTTAACGTTAGCAGAGCCACGGACAGGAGCAGGAATGTGAATGGTATCACCCTTCTTGCCCTGATGGTTAATCTTAGTTACTAGGTTACCTAGAACCAAGTTCTTCTTATATCCAGCAATCGTCTCATCTGACCACAACTCCGGAATGAAGTTAGCAGCAGTGGTGTTTGTCTGGCCGTTTGTACCTAAAGCCATAATTAGCTCCTTCTTTATTTATAGGTTATGTTATTTAACCCGTCCGTCTGCGTAGGCCTGGAGGATTTCTCCCTCTAACGCTACGTATCTGTCTGGGTCGTTTGTACGAAGTCTGATTAGATCAGCCCTACGGTAGATTTTCTTACCAGCTGTGGATTCAGAAGAAGTCCGTTTGACACCTGTGCCAGCCTTAAGGGCCTGGTCTCGTTTAGCTGTCTTACCTGCTTCGGCCTCTGCTGTATTACTAATCAATGAACGCTCTTTCCAGTTACCTAGGAGTTCTGTAGCAGAGTTCATATCGTAGTTATTAGCATTGACGTAAAGCTGGGTACGTATTGGACTATCTTTAACCCACTCCTGAAACTTAGAGTCAGTAATGATCTCTTTGTAGTCAGGATGCTTTGCTTCGAGTTGTTGAGTTGTAGCTTTAGCCTGTTGTATCTTCTGCTGCTCTTCAAACTCACGGAACTTAGGATGGTTCTCAATGGCCTTGTTGACTGCTAGGTCAGGGTCATCAAAGAAGTCCAATTCCTCTACATATTCGTCTGTCGTCCCGCTTGGTTTAGGGGTAAGTTGTTGTTGTAAAATCCCATCCGTAAGCTTACGAAGCTCTCCAATCTCTTGCCCTTTACGGCCTAGTTCCTTCTCAAGATTAGAGTAGGAATCTACGATCTCCGACATTGACTTACCTTTGAACTTCTCCGGTACTTCCGGTTCTTCGATCTCAGGCTCAGGTTGTTCCTCTACTTGAGGGGCCTCTCCATTAACGTCAGCGAATACTTCTGCTTCTTCTGGTGTTTCTTGGGTTTCTTCAACAACTACACTATCCATAATACTGTTCTCCGTCTATAAAGATTAAGGAGTTAAAAATAACTAGAGTTAGACTTTAGTGTCCAATTGTTCTAGCGTGAATTTGGTTGTCTCTTCGATGTTAATAATCATATCTAAGATACCAACCGCACCCTTGTTCATAAAGAGTGTCTTCTCGTCGTCTATGTTCTTAATACTATCCAAGGACATTGCCATGTCAGTTAACTCCTCAATGAAGAGACTCCAGGCATCACCTTCGAATAAGTCTAGACGTTTCTCTAAAAATTCCTTATCATCCATTACCACGTAACGCCTTCTGTGCATTAGCCATGTTTAGCATGATCTCTGATTGTAAGTGTTCAACCTCAGGGATATTACGCATAGTCTCTGACTGAACATTCTGTACATCAGTCCTAAGCTTCTCAATTCGAGCCATCTTCTCAGCCAAGGCTACTTGCCGTTCAACCATCTCTTCCTCTGAGTGTGTAC